AAATGTTTTTAAGTAAGCTCCAAATGCAGTTGCATGATTTGCCAACTCGGCATTTACACTCAAATAATCACTAACCCCATCAAACTCTAATCCTCTACCTGAATATATCTGTCCATGATTGTTATTGCCGAAGGACTCTACTTCATATAATTCTACATTATCAATATCTAATACTTCCCCATTATTTCCTGCTTCTATATATAAATTTAACTTATTCCCATCTCCTGTATCTGTATCACTTCTAACCTGTAATATTTTTTCATGATAACCAACTGTACTTGTAAGACTTACTGTATCCTTAAATATTCCTGAAGCTGGAGAAAATCCTCCAGTATAAAGGGCTAAACTATTACTATTTGCAACTACTTGATATTTTAAACGTACCATTTTACCAGCCATTGAATCAGCTGTCCATAATGCTACTGTTGTTGTAGTGTGTTGAGGTAATTCAGCAGTATCTACTGTAAATCTACATATACCTCCAGTGATTTCTACTCCAGTATCTTCCGTCCAATCTGAATCTGCTGCAAAAGTACCATTAACAATATAATTCTGACTAATATTTTGATAAGACGTAGAGGTATCTAATGCTCTTGCTCTTGTTGGTTTTTGAATTGTTTGTATAGTAGCTGCCATTATTCTAAATCTCCATGATTTGAACCATGAGAATCCTTAACTCCACCTGAACCAGCAGTTCCATCAGTAGCAGTTTCTTCATCCAAATTCCACCAAGATACTAAATTCTCTGTTTCAGATGAGGTTAAACCTGCATAATTTTTCCACATAATAGATTTGATTTGTGCTTGGGTTAATGCTTCTGACCATATTCCTACATTGCAGATATAGCCCTTAAACTGATATGATGCTCCTCCATTAGCAGCCCCAATGGTTGTAAGATCAGAAGAAGCTGTATTTTCAAATGTATTTGAACTTGTTGCGACAGCTACTCCATCTAAATATAATACTTGAGCAGATGAGGTTGTTGTTCCAGCAAGATGATGCCATTGTCCAGAAGTATCCACACTTCCATCATAAGTAAGCCAATCATGACTACTCCCATTCCAAGTAAGCAAAGAAACATAACCATCTAGTGAACTGCCATTATAGTTAAGTGTTAATGCAATATTAGTTTGACCAGTCCCTTTCTGATTTTGAAATAGATATGTATCGTCTCCATCACCCCACTTAAACCATAAAGACATAGTTACATTAGTTCCTGTTACAAAGTTAGTTGATGCTGGTAAATCTATAGAATCACTACCATCAAAATAAGCTGCACCATCACTTACAGGAACAACTCCTCCTGCTGCGTAATTATGTTTTAATACGAGGGAATCTGTTACTATGCCAGGGGTGACTAAGCCACCTTTTGTTAAGGAAGTTCCTAATCCTAAACTCATAGTTAACCTAAATAGGCAATAACTGTTCCGCCAGCAAGTCTAAATGTTGACCATCTACCATATATAGTCATGCCTGCTGCAAATGTAATTCCAGATGTTGTATCTCCATTACTATCAAGATCTGTTGCTCCTGCTGCAGAGCCAAACCATTTATTGCTCTCTTGAGTTAGCGTAGTAAATGTCACATCATCAACCATTTGTAATGCAACCCAGGTTGTTCCTGTCGGAGCATCTATATCATTACCAGCATCATTAGTTAATAAAGCTCCCGCTTGACCTAATGCTGCATTCTGTGCTTCTTGAACACTGTAATTATGTATTCCACCTCTATTACCTGCCATATTAGCCTCCTGCCCTAAGGACTGACCGTCCGTGAATGGGCTTGTTTATTGTTATCGTATACCATGAGGGCCAACAGCCAATTGTCTGGCACCCCAAATTTTTGAACTTTCATGTTTCTCTAATATCCTACGGAACTCCCGCATAAAGTATTCTTTTCTCTCTATATCCCCTTGATCCTCTGCCAGTTTGCCTTGTACATAATATACCAAGCCTTTAGCTAGGTATTCTGGTAGATCTATAGTATCAGATTCATCATCCATTACATCTACACCTGAATAAAATTTAGCACTTCCATTTTCCCTAAATGCTTCATACATATATATTGTAACACTTGGATCGGAAGAAGCATCCCAATTTGGAGTACCTGTTGTTTCCGTATTGTTGCCAATATAATAGAATGTTGCAGAACTAAAAGTTAAAGTTGTACTACTAAAACTCCATCCAGAATAAAGTCCATTATTAAATCCAAATCCTGCATCGCTTCCAGCAATCCACATATATTCATTAGAACTTGGACTAGCACTAAATATATCATCAAATTCAGCATCTACACCAGTTATAGTTTCACTAGTAGTAAATGTGACACTACTCTCTGTAAAATATTTAGTAGCTTGATTTACTTTTGTATATGTCTGGATACCCCCATGTGCTGTATTGGATATATTCTGGATTGCTTTCACTTTATGTATGCCATTCCATCTTTCAGATCCTTCAATTAAGATATATGAGTCTACTGCGATACTTGAAAAATTACTAAAACTCACACCAGATGCTCCAAGAGTAAGATATCCATCAACAACAAACCAACAATTATAAGTATGGTAAATATCTGCATTTGCAGAGTCTATTCCTTTACTTGGAGTTAAATATCTTGGACTATAAGCGTATTCTATCTCTAGACCATCAGTTATAGATGCTACAGGACTTTTCCACTGTAGTCCACCAGAAGGACCTATATCATTAATATCCGTACCAGTATAATTTAGACCATCCCCAGATGCAGAATCATGTTCTACAAGAGCAAGTTGACTGCCTCTTATATAATATGCATAAAATCTTCTAGACGCCATCTGCATCCTCCGTAGGTGGTTTATATATAGTTCTAGGTATACTACGATACTCATCTTTAGAGTTAGAATGATTCTTAACCCTAATATCGGTAACCTTTATCATATCGGCAGGAAGATCATAATAGCGCTGGTTCTCAGCAATATCTATACGCTGAACATTAATATGAGTTTCTGCTAACATATTCATCTCATCCAGTCCGTCTTTAATATAAGCGATAGCACGACCTGTTTCAGTCATACCAACGCGTTCCATTAGTTCTTTAACCTTCACTATTCTCCTCTTGAGGATGTAGTTGCAACAATACCTCTAATGCTCCCTGTGCTTTAGTAGCCATTGTGCGATGATGCTCTGCCTGTCTAAGATGTTCTTGAAGCTGAGCCTTTAATGTCTCAATAACTTCCTTAACCTTAGTATCACTATCTTCAACTACGTTATTGGTTTTAACTTCTTCCATTTTCTTACCCATTATCTCTCCTATCTACGAGGTTGTGCCCCTTGTTGGGGTTGTTGTGTTTGAAGTGCAGCCATATATTCTCCTTTGAGAGTATTAGCTAATTGGCTATAAGAAGCCTGCAATTCTATATCTTGCGCTACAGTTTTACTTGCTGCTGCAGTTTCTAAAGTTTTTATAGATGCATATAATACTACTAAATATTCATATTCATCTGGAAAGTTATCTATACTGCTTGATGAATGCCCTTGATTTACAGCATAAGATACCTGGGTTACATGTACTTCATTATCATCAGCTTGAGCCGCAGCTGGAACTGTATGTATAGATCCATTTAGCTCATAGTATCCAGGATTTGTTTCAGATCTGTATGATAGACTATCAGAATCTGCTGCATTATATCTGTCACTTGGGTTCATTATAGAGCATTGTCTTAATATGGTCACGCTATTGTGTTCTCTGACTACAGATAATATTTTGCCAGTTTTCACTACAGAAGTTCCCGAGCCAGATGCTGTAGTTGTTGTAAATTTAGAAATCTCTTCAGGTCTTGCCACAATCATTTTATTTATAACATCTTTTGTTCCATCTACTAAGTACTGAGATAGTTGATCGTTTGTAGGATTGGTACCACTAGCAGATATGGTTACCCCTGTTAAGGCTTCAACTTGGTCACTAAATATCAATTATTAATACCCTGACTTTTGAGCTGGTTTTCTAGTCCTTCCTTTAACAGGACCTTGATTCTTATAAGCTACGCAATCTTTATATGCTTGACTTCCCTTTGGGAACTTAGCAGCACATTTTTCCGGACTTGGCATATTGCCTCCTATACTTAAAGCCCCAGTCTAGATGCGACCTGGGCTATTTTATTTTTAAGACTATCTATCTCTGCTGATAGATCTCTTACCTGTTCTACAAGACTTCCATTTAACTTAGTTAGAGTCTCAATAGCTTCTAACTGTGGATTCACAGTTCTTGTTTGTGTTAATGGTTTTTGTTTAACCTCTAGACCCTTTGTAGATTTAGGTTTTACTTTCTTTTCCAAAACTTTTTCCATCATTCTCCCTTTAGTTATTGACCTCGCCCGCCCGCGGGGAGAGAAATCCACCAGTGGACGGGCTCAGTCATTTGTTTACTAAGCTACTGTAAAGCCATTAGCATGACCTGATTGTCCTGAGATGTACCAGTAAGTACCGTCACATACAAGTTCAATCCAGTCACCAACTACATTGTCAGTAGTTGCAGTGATTGTAGTACCAGCTAAGGTTTCCCATGCAGTTGCTAAAAGAATACCACCTTTTATCAATGCAGTTCCTTCGCTAGTTGCTATCGTACTGGCAGTAGTTACATCAGTTGCTATAAACTTAAACCTTAAACCAGCTTTCACTGCAGGTAAAGTTACAGTCCTTGCTGCATCACCACCATCTAATAAGTAAGTTTTTCCACTATCACCCATATCTAGTGTATGGGATGAAGCAGAAGAATCATTCATATTAAATATATACGAATCAGTCTGATAGCTGGCCTTTCCTGCTAACTTAGTTCCATTTCCATCAGCCATTATCTACCTCCTTAACCACTAAATGGTGTAGCTGCAGTTCCATTAGTACCATATACGCTGCCCCATACGGCCCAACCATATCCGTATACAGCTCTAACATGAACTCTAGAACCCAACAATCCACCAGTTGTAGTAGCATTCATAGTAATAATATTATTACTTGTTCCATTTGCAGCAAAGCCATCATCAGCATCTACCTGATTAACAGCTAATGCGCCTTGATAGTAATTGCCAGCTGAATCTGTAGAAGTTACAGTGATACTACCACCAGCATCTACACCCATAATAACAGTATATTCTAAACCATTAAGAGCTTTAGTTATGGTAGGAAGAACTATAGCATGAGCGTCAGCATCTTCTACGAGAACTATCCCGCCATCGCCATCACCATCTAAAGTAAGTCCACCATCAACAGCTATAGTAAAATTGCCATTTAAAGCAAATCCACCTAAAGCGCTGCCTTCGCCATCTTCTTGTCCATACATTGGTATCTTAGCCATAATTAATCTCCTTATGTCCACATGGCATGGGATTCAGGCAATTGCCATTCCATACCACCTTCAGTTAGAATAAGATCTACTCTACGATCGACCCCGGAGTTCTCTAAAGTTTGAACTCCTACGTAGACTGAAGTGTCTCTATTAATGCCGTTACCAACAAGAGGGCGCCATGCGCAATTCTTCATGTTAATACCAACCATTTTAACGTTAGTTCCATCTAGGTGTATATTACGTGCCACATTCATATCTCCATAAGGAGTTGAGAATGTAGAAATATCAACACCAAAGACTTTCTTCTTACCTGTCATAGCAAGATCTGATCGGAAGTTAGATGAAATCTCAAGATTGTTCTTGAAGTATCCACCCAATTTATGCAACCAGTTATATACTGCTGTATTACAGAAGAATATAGTTGCATTAGATGCATTATATCTAGGATCAACATAATTAGACATATCATCTAAGAAGTCATCAGCTGTCTTAGTTGCTATACTTAAACTAAATGCATTACCATAAGTACTAATATAATCTAAAGCACCTTGTGTATACTGAACGCTGTCAACAGTTGCTTGACTTCCAAACAACAATGATGTTTCAAGATCCCATTTATGCTCAATGAGTTTTTCTTTCCAGATACGAGCCCATTCATTGGCATCATACTTTAAAGAAGTTGCACGAGCAGTGTTGGTCATTGCCATACTTGTTTTCCAGATTTGAGTTAAACCTGAGTTTGTTGAATATGGCTGATCTTTCCAAGTTTCTGGATAACCACTACCTTCTGTGAAAGCAGAACCTACAACGTAAGTTCTTAGGTTTTCTAGCTTACTTGCAATAGATTCAGTGTATGTTTCATTGGATCCTGCAGATGAGTTCGTTTCAAAACCATTATTATTGTGAAAACCTGCCAACTCATTAGAGCTACCAAATTGAACAATAGTACAGTTTACTTTTACTGCTTCTCCACTATCATTATCTACACCTAAAGTACTAGTCTGATCAGCAGTACTTACCGCATTGATTTTGCAAATATGGTAACTAGTTGCTGTAGAACCCTCAGAAGTATTTACTGCTCCTGTGGGAACTTTAATCAACTGGCCAGGAATAAAGAACAAAGGTCTTGTTCCTGTACCGCCAATTGCATAAGCATCTTGAGATGAACCATATGTGTTTTGAATATTACCAGAAGCTGCATAGTCTGTAGCAAAAGATAATTCAATAATATCACCAGCTGCCGAAGCGGCAGTACCAGCAACACTAGCCAAATCAATCTCTGAATCATGTGCATCTAGCACTCCAGCATTATATTGGCCTACACAATAAGCATAGCGTTTATGAAATGAAGGACGTTTTTCTGCCCACTTGAATTGCGGGTCGTCCGTTGATTTTTTTGATACCTTACTTAGAAAACGAAAGAAAGGGTCCTGAGCAATAGATATCTCAGATACTCGATCACCGAAGTTATATTTTCTTCGAAGATCACCAGTATCTAATCCAGTACTATCATCAGGTCCACGACCATTGACGTCTGTCACTGTAAGATTTGTATTAGGCGTTAATACGCTTAAAAAATCTGACATTGTTAGTGTCTCCTTATTTGCTCTCTATCAGCTACTCTTGTGAGTCTTCAAGTAGAGCCTATGTGAGTTCGCTAACAGTCTATTTAAAGATTTGCTAGCCGAACAAGTTATCTATGTCACCATCAGATCCTATTATCTTGTCAAAGACATCGCTGTCTGGACTTGATTGGACCTGGGCGCTGTTGGTTCCACTGGCACTTGTCGGTATGTTTCTGACATTCTTCATTTGCTTAAGCATATCGTCTTTGGTATTATTAGCAACATTCTGATTAACCTTATCCTTATTTAAAAGGTGATATATATCATCTAAGGTTATTCTGCGCTTACCTGCTTCGCCCATCATGGTTTGGAACTGTTCAGGGGTCATATTATGACGTTTCTGAAAGTCCTTAGCCTCATCGGCTCGCTTACGATTTGCCATGCCTTTCTGCGTTTGCTGACGCTCTGCAGCCATGACTTGTTTAAGTCTAGCTTGTACTTGAGTGTCCACCTGAGCATTTAGGAGTTTAGATGAGTCTGATTCTGGATCAGCTAGATCGTCAGCATTAAACTGAAAATCTTCATCAAGTCCTAGCTTCTCTGGTAAGCTTTTCGCAGGCTGGCCGCCTTCACGAAGATAGTCTCTTACATGTTCCACAAGACCAGTATCTTTTTTCATTGCATTAAGAACAGGAACATAAGGCTTTAGGGTCTGAAGCTCTTGATTCATCCTTTGAGCTTCTCGCGTAGAGTCTTTATATCTCTTTTCCCAATCAATGGTACCTTCAGTGCCTTGCTCGCTTGGTGTGTGGGTTACCTGTTGGGGGCCACTAGATGGAGCTTGGGTTACTTCGGCTTCGTTTGTAATATTATCTTGTATAGCGCTATTGACATTATCTTCCAGCGCTTCAAAGAAATCAGTTGAGGAGCCAGATTGCTCTGGGTTGCCTTTTTGTTGATTGTCTTCCATTATCTCTCCTTATTAAGATTGTTATTCACAGTAATTTACGAAGGTTCCTTAGTAGCCTGCAAGTCATTTATTACACTTTTTATTTGCAAGTCCATTTCCTTCGATTTAGTCTTCATATCATTCTGAACCTGCTTCTTTGCAGTTACAGTTTCATCGGACATTCTGTTTCTTAAAAGTTTCTGCTTTGCTTGAGTCTCCAGGTATTCTTTCTCTGTCTTATTTTTAACTTGATTCTTCTGTTTATCAATCTCCATTTCAGCTTGCATGACCTTGCCTTTAATACCTGCTTGAACCAATTGCCGTTCGAGAGTCTCAATAGTTCCCTCCTTGTCTTTCAATGATTCCTCCAATCCAGATACTTGACCTTGTAATTGTGCTAACTGACTCTTTCTTTCGGCTATAAGCTCTTTATCTTTAATATCAGTCTCTGCTAATACTGCCAAGTCATCTATTATACCTAGTTGCATCATATCTTTAAGTTCCGCTAAATATGCCCATCTATTAAGTGGAAGAGTAGACCCAGTAATAATGCGTATATCAAATCTAGCTGTTTCATAATCCATAAACCTACCTATTGCTTCTCCAAAGTCATTATACATAGGCACATTGATCTGAACTTCCTTATCTCCCTGTAATGCATTAGGCTGAACCACTCTAAATACTTTATGTGCTGTATATACAGATTGAGAGAATTGCTTTACAACTTCTCCTAACTGCTTTAAAGCAGGTTCTATTGCATTCTTCATCCATTGCTTTACACGCCTTGTACCATACTCATCCATCGCAAGCATACCCCTATATGTTTCATGTTGCGAACCAGTATCGCCCTGCATAGACGAATAAATGCCAGCTAAGTATTCCATATCATTCTTGCCTTCCTGCACTATCTGAAAAAACGCATTTGACAGAGGAGCTGGCTGAACAGGTGTAGGCGGAACTGATCCAGGACGAACTGGTAGCAACGCACCAGGAGACGAGGAGTATTTCTCCCAGTAATCTGTATCTATTGCACCTTCTTCATGTAACCATCTAAGGCTACTACCAAGAGATGCATTATGAACCATAAGTTGATGCGACTTGTTTATCTCTCTCTGCTTACCTATAAGAGGTGAAACTGCAGAG